ACGCCATCTATGCCGCCTACGAGGCAGCGGCGGATAGCGGCTACCGCGCGCATCTCGGCGCATCGCTGATCGGCGCCGAGTGCGAGCGCGCCATCTGGTATACCTTCCGCTGGGCCACGCGCGCCCGGCACACGGGCCGCCTGCTCCGTCTGTTCGAGACGGGCCATCTGGCCGAGGCGCGCTTCGTCGCCGACCTCCGCCGCATCGGCGTCACCGTGCTCGACGTCGATCCGGCGACCGGGCGGCAGTGGAGCCTCCGCGACGCAAGCGGCCACTTCGGCGGCAGCATGGATGCGGTGGCCAAGGGCTTCCCCGAGGCGCCGGCGACCTGGCACGTCTGCGAGTTCAAGACCCACAGCGCCAAGTCCTTTGCCAGGCTGAAGGCCGAGGGTGTCGCCGCCTCCAAGCCGCTGCACTGGGCGCAGATGCAGGCCTACATGCAACTCTCTGGCCTCAATCGCGCATTCTATCTGGCGGTCTGCAAGGACACGGACGAGCTCTACCAGGAGCGCGTCCGACACGATGCGGAAGCGGGGCTGCGGCTCCTGGCGAAGGCCGCGCGCATCATCAACGCGTCCCGAGCGCCGGCCCGCATCAGCGACGACCCTGCCTGGTGGCAGTGCCGCGCCTGCGACCACCACGCCGTCTGCCATGGCGGCGCTGCGCCGGAGCGGCACTGCCGGTCCTGCCTGCACGCCACCCCCGCCCCTGGCGGCGTCTGGCACTGCGCCCGGCACGATGTGCGGCTCGATCAGAAGAATCAAGAGACAGGATGCGTCGCACACCTCTACATCCCCGACTTCATCGCCGCCGAACAGATCGACGCTGGCGAGGATTGGGTCAGCTACCGAATGCCGGACGGCAGCGAATGGCGCGACGGAGCCACCTTCTCCAGCACAGGAACCGCGCCATGAACAAAGACCTGCTCATCACCGTGTCGGTCAAGAACAATGCGCTGCTGACCGCCATGCGCGACGCCGGATATACGAGCGCAACGGCGCTGTCGCGCGCCGGCGGCGTGTCCGCCCACCGCATCTATGACTACCTGAACCTGCGCATCGCACCGCTCCGCGAGAACGGAGAATGGCGCGCCTGCATCCTCGCCATCTCGAAGGCACTACGCACGCTGCCGGAGGATCTCTTTCCCGCGGCGTTCCTGCGCCGCGCGCTAGCGACCAACAAGGTCAAGCGCGAGGTCAGCGCCGATGATCTGCCGGCGCTTATGGGCGGCGTGTCCTACTCCATCGCCTATGACCCAGAGCGGAGCATCGACGTCGACGCTGCGCTCGACGCCCTGGACACCGCGATAGCCACCCTGCGGCCGCGTGAGATGCGCATGCTGCGGATGTATTTCGGCCTGGATGGCGAGGCGCCCCGGACCCTGGAAGAGATCGGGCGATCCTTTAACGTCAGCAAAGAACGCGTGCGCCAGACCCTGCTGCTCGCCCAGCGCCGGCTGGCCGCACCGCGGCACCAGCTCCGCCAGCGTTGCGCGCCCCTCCTGGAAGATGCCGCGACGGGAGAGGATCGATGACCCTCTCCCTTCGCCCCTATCAGCGCGCCGCTATCGAGGCACTCTACGACTATTTCTCGGCCAGCAGCGGCAATCCGCTGGTCGTGATGCCGACCGGCACCGGCAAGAGCCTGTGCATCGCCGGCTTCATCCGCGAGGCGATCGCCGCCTATGGCGACACCCGCGTCCTGGTCCTGACGCACGTGAAGGAGCTCATCCAGCAGAACTTCCTGGCGCTGCTCCGCGCCTGGCCCGAAGCGCCGGCGGGCATCTATTCCGCTGGCCTCTCGCGGCGCGACATTCGCGCCCAGGTGCTTTTCGCCGGCATCCAGTCCATTCATCGCCACGCGCGGCAGGTACAGCGCTGCGACCTCGTCCTGATCGATGAGGCGCACCTGCTCGGCCGCAGTGACAGCAGCATGTATCGCTCCTTCCTGAAGGAGTTGAACGAGATCAACGGCGGGCTGCTCAAGGTGGTCGGCTTCACCGCCACGCCCTACCGCCTCGACAGCGGGCTTCTCCACGAGGGCAAAGACCGACTGTTCACGGACATAGCATTCCAGGTGCCGGTGCTGGACATGATCCAGCAGGGCTATCTCTGCCCGGTCGTTCCCAAACAGACCACGACCCAACTGGACGTCGGCGGCGTCGGCACACGGGGCGGCGAGTTCATCGCCAAGGAACTGGAGGCGGCGGTGGACCGCGACGAGGTCACGCGCGCCGCGGTGGCCGAGATCGTTCAGCACGGGCATGATCGAGGCTCCTGGCTGGTCTTCTGCTCGGGCGTGGCCCATGCGCGCCACGTCCGCGACGCCATTCGCGAACACGGCGTCTCCTGCGAGACCGTCACAGGCGAAACGCCTGGTCCCGAGCGCGATGCCATCCTGTCGGCGTTCAAGACGGGGCGGCTACGCTGCGTCACCAACGCGAACGTGCTCACCACCGGCTTCGATGCGCCCGGCGTCGACCTGATCGCGCTGCTGCGCCCGACCAAGAGCGTCGGCCTCTACGTCCAGATGGTGGGCCGCGGCACGCGCCTCGCCGAAGGCAAGGACGACTGCCTGGTGCTCGACTTCGCCGGCAACACGGCGCGGCACGGCCCGATCGACACGGTGGACGGCCGGAAGAAGGAGAAAGAGGAGCCGGGCGAGGCACCGATCAAGGTCTGCCCGGAATGCCAGACCATCAACCACGCCAGCGTGCGGCGCTGCGTCGGGTGCGACTACGAGTTCCCGCCGCCGGTGGTGAAGGTGGCGCCGCAAGCAGCGTCGAACGCGCTGCTCTCGACCCAGATCCAGGCAACCTGGGCCGAAGTCACCGGGATCAGCTACGCGCGCCACGAGAAGCCTGGCAAGCCCGCGTCGCTCCGCGTCACCTACGAGTGCGGACTGGCGCGACACAGCGAGTGGGTCTGCTTCGAGCACACCGGCTTCCCGCGCGAGAAAGCGCTGGTCTGGTGGCGGCGCCGCGCCGGCAATCTGCCGCCGCCGGCGACAGTTGACGAGGCTCTGCGACAAGTGAGCTATCTTCGCCGTCCTATCGCGATCCAGGTCCGCCCCGTGGGACAATACACCGAGATCACTGCTGTGAGGTTCGTGTGATATGCAGCGCCTGTCGCCTTCGCACCGCCCGCGGCTTCGGGTGGTTCGACCCGCGCAGTCGAACATCCGAGCCGCTCCCGGCCTGCTCCATGCGCTGCATGAACGCGCTTTGCCGGAGGTGGGGCGTGATTGATCCAGACGAGCATGAAAAGGCCGCCATCGCAGCCGCCAGTCCCATGGCCGGGGAGTATCTGGACAGCATCGGGAAAACCGACCTCGCGATGCTGACCGAAGCTGAGTGGCTGACGCTGCTCGAGGTGATCATCACCGCCTACCAGGACGAACTCGCGCGCCGGCTGGACCAGGGATGGCACCCAGCACCGCCTCTCACAGTGGAAGAGCCATCGTGACGCAGCCATCTTTCATGGCCGACTATGGCGAGCGCCTGGTCGACAACGGCTACTCCGTCATCCCGATCATGCCAGGCAGCAAAGTGCCGGGGCAGTTCCGCAAGGGCGAGTGGTCGCCTTATCCCGACTGGGCGCGTCATTGCGACCGCCCGACGAAGTCCTTTGAGGTGGACATCTGGCGACGCTGGCCCGGGTGCGGCGTCGGCATCGCCTGCGGCACCGTCGTCGGCATCGACATCGATGTGCTGGACGGCGCACTCGCCATCCAGCTCGCCGAGCTCGCGGCCAGCATGCTGGGCGACACGCCCTGCGTGCGCATCGGCCGCGCCCCGAAGCGCCTCCTGGTCTACCGCGCGGCCACGCCCTTCCCCGGCCGCAAGCGCCACCCCCTCGAACTGCTGGCCCGCGGTCAGCAGTTCGTCGCCTACGCGGTGCATCCCGACACCGAGCGCCCCTACGAGTGGCCCGAGGAAAGCCTGGTCGAGACGCCCATCTCGCGCCTGCCCGAGGTGGACGAAGCGAGCTGCCATGCATTCCTCGACGCTGCGATGCGGCTGGTCCCAGAGGAAATGCGGGTCAAATCGATCCTGGCGAAGGAGTCGAACGGCGGCTGGCACGGGCCGAGCGACCCGAAGGGCACGCGCGAGGCCATCGCCGCCGCCCTGGCCTGGATCCCAAACGACGACCTGCCCGGCGACGAATGGATCACCATCGGCGCGGCCATCAAGGCAGCGCTGGGCGAAGAGGGACGGGACCTGTGGATCGCCTGGTCGCGCCAGTCCAAGAAATCCGGCCAATCCGGACGCCACGACACGCCTGAACGGCGCTGGGCGGCTCTCCGGCCGCACAGCGTGGGGGCCGGGACGATCTACTGGCTTGCCGAACAGCGCGGCTGGAAGCCAGACCCTGCCCTGATCCTGAATGGCACCATAGCCAAGCAGCTGGCGCAGCCCAACCCGGCCACGGCCCTGCTGGCGAAGGTCGCCTCGCCCCCCCCCCGCACCGCCCCGCCGCCGAAGCCATATCGCGTTCCGCCCGAGCTGCTGCAGGTGGACGGCGCGCTGCGCATGTTCCTGGACTACGCCACCGCCAGCGCCGTCAGCCCGCAGCCCTTCCTCTCGCTCGGGGCGGCCATCTGCCTTGTGGGCACCATCGCGGGGCGGCGCTATCGCACTCCCACCGACCTGCGCAGCAACATCTACGCGATCGGGATCGCCGACAGCGGAGGCGGCAAGGACCATGCCAGACGCTGCGTGAAGCGGGCAATCTATGCGGCGGGCCTAGATCGCTACCTCGGCGGCGAGGATCTGGCCTCCTCGGCCGGGCTTCTCACCTCCTTGCAGCGCCATCCCGCGCGGCTCTTCCAGGTGGACGAATTCGGCCAGTTCCTGAAACAGGTCCTCGCCCCGCGCGCCCCGGCGCACAAGGCGTCCATCTGGTCCGAGTTGACCAAGCTCTACACCTCGGCGGCAGAGCCCTACATCGGCACCGAATACGCCGATCAGAAGACGCGGCCGCGCGTCACCATCGAGCAGCCCTGCGCCTGCATCTGGGGCGTCACCGTGCCTGGGCCGTTCTGGCAGGCGCTGGAAGGCGGCGCGCTCGCAGATGGCTCCATGGCACGCTTCCTGATCTTCCTCACCGACGAGGACTATCCCGACCGCAACGAGACGCCCGCGCCAATGGACCCGCCCCCGGACCTGGTGGCGGCGCTGCAGGCGATCGCACGCGGCGTGCCTGGCCACAGCCATGGCGGGAACATCGCCGACGCCATGGAGTCCTCGGCGCCGATCCACGCCTACACAGTGCCGCTCAGCCCCGACGCAGAGCGCGCGATGCAGGCAGTGCGGCATAAAGCCCTCGATCTGCTGCGCGCGCATCGCGGCACCTACGCCACCGCCCTGTTCGGGCGCTACGCGGAGCACGTCGCCAAGCTGGCCATGATCGCAGCCGTCAGCCGCGATCCAGCGCAGCCAGTGACGCAGGCCAGCGACGTCGCCTGGGCGGCGGCGCTCGTTGAGCACTGCATCGACACGCTGCGGCAAGACGCCGAGCGCTTCGTGGCCGACACCCCGGCCCACGCGCGCCTCAAGAAGGTCTTGGAAATCATCCGCAAGGCCGGTAGGATCAGTCGCAGCGCATTCGTTCGGAAGACGCAATTTCTATCCAAGGTTGAGCGCGAGGACGCCATCGCAACCTTGCTGGACAGCCGCCAGATCACAATCGAGGCCGCGACGAGCGCTTCCGGCCCCGACACCTGCTGGATCGTCGCCACCGATCCGCAGGAGCCCCACGACCGCGACCTGCGTGGCCAGGGGAGGGAGGCGAATGGCGATCCATGAATTTTTCTCATGGGTGAAGGCGCATTGAAAAGTTGAAGAGTGCGCGCTGCTAACTCTTTGAAAAATCGGACTATTCAA